TGGCGGTGTTGAATAGCGCTTTAGTTGACGTGTTGTTGGTAAGCGACTGCGTCGCTGTGTTCGTGATGCGCGAGATCCACTCTGAGTTTGCTCCGTTGATCACGGTGGCTGTTGAGTTCAGGTCAATGCTCCCCTGAACATTTGCAGCAATGCTTTCTGAGTCAATGGCAAAGTTGCCGATTGTCTGCACGCCTGCGCCAGTCGTCGTTGTCGTTGCTGCGTCAAGATAGAACTGCGAGTCCCCTGTCCCCTCAATGATCGTCAGCAGCCCGTCGTCGTTCGTGATGTAGGCGGGAGCACGAGTCGCTGGGCTGGTCTTATCCGTGAGCAGCAGCTCAGGCAGCCCGTGCGCCAGTCTCACCTCAGTCAAGTCAACCGTCCGCACTGCTGACTGAGTCGCCACGGTGGCGATGGTGATGGTCAACTTGATGAAGGCTGCGTCAGATGGCGCCGTCACATTGGCGATGCCCGGGGTCGTTGAGTAAAGGTTCGGCGCGGTGATGCCGTTTGGCGTCACGAGCAGATTGAATCCATAAAGGTCGCTGGAGAAAGTCGAGCCAGTCACCGTGGTTTGATCTGTCTTGTAGAACGTCATTGAGATTTGTGCGTTGGACTGCGTGCTGTTTGTTGCGTTCTCGAAGGTTGCCTCAGCGTAGAAGGAGAAGGAGCGGGAAGCCGACGATGCGACGGGTACGAAGCGGGTCAGCGTTGCGCTCTTGCCCGTAGTGGTGCCGCTCGCAACGGTGAAGCGGAGCACGTAGCCTGACGCTGCGCCAGTATCTGCAACTAGAGCAGCGGTGATCGCACCTGCACTGTTGACGTCCGTGAACGTCCAGTAGGGCAGCGCGTTGTCGGCGGTGATCGTTGCCTCAGAGTCCGAAGGCGGGATGGCGAACGAGCCGTTGGCAACTCCCGCCTGAATCTCGCGCAGGGCAGCGGGCCCGAAGAGTAGGGCGTCTTCGCCGTCGCTGTCGCCGTTGATGAGCACGGCGTTGTCTTGCGAGATAACGCTGCCGCCTGAGTTGGCGAGCTGCTGCTGATCTGATCCGTACTTGTCAACCATTCATCACCCCTGCAGGAACTTCTTGAGCGGGCTGCGCGGTACGCGCTCGCACGTCATCTCATACTGGCGGATCATAGAGCCCGGCTCGAATGACATGGTGAGCGACTCAATGCGGAACAGCCCGTTGAGGTCAAGGGCTGGAGTCGCCACGATGCTGACGTACTGCCCAGCCTCCCAACCATCCTGCAGCGCGTAGGTGCTCGGGCCCGTCTGGCGGTATCCCTTCACGAAGCCGTACGGGTTGTTCGTCGGATCAGCTCCGCGTACGCTAAACGAGATGCTGCGCTGCGGCGCTGCGCGGTTCGGATAGGTGTCAGTGCCGAAGTACTTCTTGCCATAGTCGGTGATCTTGTCGCTCCACTGGACGCCTCCGCTGGCACGTTTAGGCATTGGCGTCACGGTGATCAGCGTCTCGGGACGCGGGCCGTTGCGCGTCGTCATGCCTGCACCATTTGGCGCTGCCTGATCGTAGACGCGCCCATACGGATCCTTGACGGTATAGACGCCGCCGCTGACTTTGGCATCGTACTGGCTGAGCACTTCGTTCATGACGAAGCGCGCCTTTTTCACGATGACGTCATGATCGAGCGTGAGGCTGAGGTTGCGCGCCTGCAGCGTCGCAGCCGCAGAGCTCGAGCCGAACGGGTCATAGGTTGCTGTGGTCACGATCTTGAAGGGCGCCGTGGCGTACGTTGGTACGGCGCTGCCCAGTCGGGCGTAGTTGATCTGCCCGCTAGGCGCTACCCAGTAGCGGCGCTGTTCACCATCCACGGCTTCGGCTGCCTCCTTGATCGTATCTAGGCATGCACGCAGCGTCCCCGGAACCATGAGCAGCTGCCCGACGGGGACGGCTGTGCCTGTGTAGGCGGGCGTGGTGTTGGTGTTGACGATGAGGCGGTTGGCAGTGCGCCCGCTGGTTCCTGTGCTGAACGCCATAGCGGCGTCAGCCTTAGCGACTAGCTGCGTGACGTTCGCCTGATCCGTGGTGCTGCCTGAGCCGATGAGGAAGTTGCCCGTGAAGTCGCTCTTGGTGCCAGTCACGAGTCGCCCCTTGTAGACGATGATCTTATCTAGGAACGTAGACGCCGCTGCAGCCGTGACGCTGGCGCGTGTGCCCAGTCCGTTCTCCGCGAGCTCGACGCTGATGCTGGTGATGTATCCCAAGAAGGTGGTGGTGCCGCTGACCTGAAACCGCACGCGGGCGTTGTCATAGACGCCGCCTGCGCTAGTTCGCCACCATGGCCCGCCCCCGGGAGTCTTGACCTGCACCACGTCGAACGAGAGCGCGCCGCCCTCACCAGTCGCATCCTGCGTGAGACTGACGCTCTCAGGATCTACCCATGGCGTAGTCGGGCTGGCGGTGCTGTAATCGTCCAAGATGTTGGCGTCACTGTTGACGCCGTCCACGATGATGGCGAACGGATGCGTCGCCACGAGTTATCGCCCCGGTGTGGTGGTGGTGACGATGCGCCCGAGCGAATCTTTGACCACTCCATCGACGTCCTTGCCGCCGATGTTGATGCTGTACTTCGCCTCCATAGGGTTCGCAGAGACCCCCGTGCCTGCGTTCGCTGGCGGAGTCAGTCCGATCGCGCCGCCGACGCCGCCGACTACGCCGCCGATGATGCCAGCGATCTGCTGGATCACCCAGCCGATTGGCGAATCCATGATTGCCTTGCTCACGTTAATGACGGCGCCGATCGCCTCACCGATGAAGCCGATCAGGTTGGCGACGATCTTCCCAGCGAAGGCGAGCACGTTCCCCATAGCCTGCACGCCGACGGCGAGCGGGCCCTTGCCGTCGCCCCAGAGGATGCCGACGAGCTCGCTGATCTTGGCGCCCGTCTTACCGACGGCGTCAAAGATCTGCCCGAAGACGGGGATGAGCATGTTGATGATTGGCCCGACTACCTTCATGACTGAGTCGATCACGCCGCCGGGGGCGGTGAGTTTGTTGATGAAACCGCCGACGGCTGGCACGAGCGTCTTCATGATGAAGTCGCCGACTGTCTTCAGCACGGGCTTGAGGTTCTCCAGCCCCTTGGCGACTGCTGGGAGTACGGTGTCACTCAGTACGCTGAGCCCGTCGCTGGCGATAGGTAGGAACGCCGCGCCGAAGTTCTCCATGATGTTGCCGATCTTGATCTGCGCCTTGGTGAACTTACCGCTGACGGTATTCGATGCAGCCTCTGCAGTACCGCCGTACTTTTTCGTCACGGCGTTCAGAGCGTCCATCCCCTTGGCGCCCTTCTTGACCTCTACGCCCAGCCCCTTCAGTCCCTTGGTGTTGCCTTGGTACGCCTTGCCGACGAGTGAGGTCGCTTCCTCTAGGCTGATGCCTTTCGCAGCTGCGACGTCTGCAGCGACGTTCTGGATCTTGAGCGCGTCGTTGAAGTTTTTGGTGAACGCCGTCGCGGTGATGAGACTCTCACGTACCTGATCGTCTGCGAACGCTAGGTTCTCCAGCTTTGCAGTCTGCGCTTCGACTGCTGCGCTGTTGGCATCTGTGAGCATGCCGCGCTGCTTGAGTACGCCATTGAGCCGCGCTACCTGTTTCTCCTCATCAGCCGCTGCCGCGGTGGCTGCGACGGTGAAGCCAGCGACGGCTGCTGCGATACCAACTGCGCCTAGTGCTGCACTCTGCAGCCCTGAGCCGACGGCTGCGCCTGCCTTTTTCAGCCCGCCGAAACCCTTGCCGATCTTGCGCAGGGTAGGCGTCGCCTGATCAACTGCCTTGACCACTAGGTTCATGAGGCCCTTGTTCATGCTCAGCCCTTTCTCCCCTTGTACGGGATCGTCTTATCTAGAAACGCCTGCACCGTGTTGTTGAGTGCAGAGATCGCACGCGCCTGATTGCTAGGCTCAGTCACCGCCAGCTTAACGAAGTCACGCCCGCGGATAGGTTTCACCTGCACTCTACCGCGTGCTTTTGTGTTTCTCGTTCCAGATGTGCCACTGACCACGAACCAGCGATACCATGCGCCGTTCTGATCTCCCCGGCTCTTGCCTGCCCTGACGCCGACAACGGCTGCAGGTCGATCCTGCCGTGCCTTACGGGCAGCGACTGCTTTCTTCAGGCGTCCAGTGCGAGACGGTGCCTTGGTTTTGACTGGCTTGACCAGCGTACGGGCTGCGTTGAGTGTGGCGAGCTGCAGCATCGCGCTGAACTTCCGGGGGTTGCTCGCCTCTAGGAATCCGAGACGCAGCTCATCTGTCGCCTTCAGCGACTGAGGCGTGACGAAGATCCTGACCTTCTCGTTGCCTTTAGCGGGCACGCTTCACTTCCTTCGGCTGCATCTCAGCGTGGATCGCCCACGCTCTGATGACGTAGTGTAGTGGGGCCTCTTCGACTTCCCATGGAAACTTGCCGAACTCTTTCGCCAAGATGTGGAAGATGATCTCTGGCGGTGGCTTGACTGACTGCCCGAGACTCAGCTGACGGGCGGCAAGCCTCACGCTTTTGGGAGTTCAGCCGCCTCCGTGATGAACTTAGTCGCAGCCGCTTCCAGTGCTTGGATAGGCGCATCCAGCGGATCGCTGGTTGGGTTCCCGTCGAGATCGCTCCAGCCCTCTACGCTGAGGATCATCTTGGTATACGCCTGCAGGCGCGTCCCGATGGAATCGCTCTCTAGGTCGATCAGCACGCGTGCGCTGATACGTGAGAGTGGTCGGAAGATCGCGCTCCATCCCGTGAAGTCACCGTCTAGGTGGACGATCACTGGATCCGTTGCGGTGCCTGCCATGTATCCTCCTCCCCGCTATGTGCGGGCTACCTTACGGGCGAGTCGCCAGCGGCGAGTCTACCCAGCACAAGATGCTGTTCGTGCCGTTGCTGGCGAGCTGCAGCGTCACGGTGTTGAGGATCAACCCGTCGGACTCTGAGCCGATGACGGTCACGTTCTCGACGACGCCGCAGATGTTGGCGGTGAAGCCGTAGCCGTTGGCATCCAGTCCCTGCACCTGCACGAACTTAGTCGCACCGATGTCAGTCACTGGGAAGGATGACGTCGCGTTGCTGTTCGATGCGATGGTCAGTTCTAGCGTACCGTCCAGCGCGCCCGTGTAGGCGACGCCGCCAGCGTTGACGTTTGTGGTGGAGCCGTTTAGTACCTGCAGCGGAGCAGCACCCGGCATGATCGTGAGGTTCCAGTTGGTGATGAAGCTGGAGTAGGCGGTGCCCGTCCCCGTCTTCGCGGTGATCATGGAGCCGTGCGTCTTGAGCCCGAAGAGTCGCCCCGGGATGAAGTACTGCTGAGCGAAGGCTGCGGTGCTGACGTCGCTGGTGCTGGTCAGTGCGCGCCCTGCCCATGTGGTGCCCATCTGGAGAAGCCCAGACTGGTCGGCGCTGAGGCTAATCTCGGTTGGTACGCATCCATCTACAACGAAACTCTGCACGCCGTCAGTGACGAAGAGCGAGTACGTCTTGATCGTATCCACGTCCGTCTGGCTCGGAGCGTATGCCCACGTATACGGGCCAGCGCCCGACGGGGTGATGGTGGCGAGTGAGTCAAAGATGATTGGCAGCGTGCGGAGTGACGCAGGCGCTTCGCCGAAGGTGACCACTGGAGCCTTGGCGGTGATCGTCGCTGATGCCGCTACGCGGCGCGGGCGGATACCAACGCTCTTGTCGTCTGCAAGGTCGACAGTCACGCCGGGGTCAACGATTCCCACGATGTCGGTGTGGAGTAGCTGACCGTTGGCATCGTTGAAAGTCGCAGGCGTGCCATAGCCGCTCTCGCTCTTGACCACTACCTTCGTGAACGACTTAGCGCCTAGCGTTGGCATGTCTTACTCCTTGTCTACAGTTGGCGCCGCTTTGGCGGCGGGTTTATTCTGAACGATCTCGACGAGCCCGCTGGCTGCCAGCGATGTGGCGACTGCGGCATCCATCTCCACCACGTCATCAGACGCTGGGAGGTACGGGTTGCCCTCAGCGCGGGGCTGGATGACTTGCACCTTGATCAGTCGCACGGTATCAGGCACTGACGTTAACTCCTTCTAGGATGCTCACCTGCAGCTCTGCGGTGATGGTTAGGAACGTGGAGTCTGCCCACGTATCTGTGCCGATTGTAGTGGACGATACGATGGCTTGAGCCACGCCCGCCGTGTTCAGTTGTACCTGCCCGTCGAAGACGCTGCGGAGCCACGTGCGCCACGTCAGCAGGTCGGCGTACTTGCGGGCCATGTCAGCCTGATCCTGTGTATAAATCACCACGTTGACCGTGAGCACGGTGGTGCGGCTGCCGCCCGTGCCGTAGCTGATCGTATCGCCCCCGGGGATGCAGACGGCTGCAGGCACTACGGCGAGATTGTCTGGAGGTGTGGCGTGGGCTGCTCGGAGTGTGTACCCCGTCGGAGGCGTAGCGGCTGCTAGGCGTGCAGCGACGGCGGTGTGAATCGTGAGGTCATTCATCAGATCGCGATCCCGCCACGCAAACGGTAGGCGTCCAGTAGGGCGCGAGCTTCAGGGTGCAGGGCTGCGCTCATGCGGATCACGCCCCCGAGCTGCTCACCACCAATGGCGCCGAACGGCGCGGTGCGGGAGGCGAAGATAGCGCCCGCCTGAATCAGCGCCGCCTGCTTGACCGCTGCTGGCACTGAGGGCCAGCCGAACGTGCCCGTCACCTTGACCTCTAGGTATCCAGTCGGGAAGTTCAGCACGGCGTTGCTGAACGGGCTGGTGTCGATCTCAGTGTACGGGCGGGAGTTCAGCGCGGCGTTACGCGGCGCCAGCACGTAGTCGTTGGCGCTCCACGTCTGCGTGTAGTTTCCAGTCCCGTCGATGTCTGTCGCAAGAGCGGTGACGGTCACGATCGGATCAGTCAGCACGAAGTCATACCGCTCAGCCGTGTAGTAGCGCGTCTGGCTGGAGGTCACGCCAAAGCCGACCTTGGTATCCACGTAGTTGTTGATCAACTGATCAGCAGCATCCAGACATGACTGGAGTGGGGCATCATCTGTGGAGTCGGTAATCCCGAGCGACGCCTTCAGTTCTGCAAGGGTGGCGTAGCTCATCAGTTGCCCACCGTCATGAGGGTGACCGTCTGGGTGCCCGAGTTGCTC